CTTCATCTAATAAGTCTGCTACACTTTCAACTGTTAAAGAACATTCTTGTCCACTTACTCTTGATCCGTCTTTAATTCCGTTTAGAATCAAATAACAAGCATCGTCTAAACTCATTGAGTCTCCTAACTTATCTAAATCACTTAAAGCTCTGTTAGTATCTCGGCAAAAAAGCCTAAGACTATTTATTCCGAATCTTACAGCGTAATCCTTTCCGTTTATTATTACTATTTCGTACATTTTTATCGTTTTTTTTTATCGTTATTATTTAATTAAAGTTGAAGAGGAGGAGCAAAAGCTCCAACCTCGACAACGATAAAGTCATTATACTGCGTTCTGAGTTAAATCTCCTGATCCATCGATTGTACAAGAGTAGACTGGGGCATCTTCAGTTCCTCCAGAAATCTCTAGAGAAGTAATAAAACCTTGTCCAGTATATGTATAACCAGCTGGAGTAGCTAGAGCAAAAGTAAATGTTACTGGCTCTCTATCTCTTGCTTGAGTAAATAACTCGTCTACGTCTGTTGTTGTTCCAGCACTTACAAAGTCCATAAGTCCATCAGCACTTAAAGTAAAGCTTTTAGTACCTCCTAGAAGAGTTCTGTTACCTCCTGAATCTTTGTTTGTTATGTCGATTGTGTCAACATTGTAAGATAAACTTACGTTCTGTGAGTGCATTAATTTAAATTCAGTTGCTGCACCAGTAGTAGCTTGAACTTTTAAAATTAAATCTGTTCCGTTAAAAATTGCCATTGTTTAAAATTTTTTATTTATTAATATCTTCTTTTTTGCTTTCTTTTTTATTATCTAGAGCTTTTAAAGACTTTAAAACCCTATACTCTTTTATACCTACTTCGTAAGATTTGCCTTTTTCATAATCAACACCTCTAAAAGTAATATCTTTTTTTAATTTAATTTTATACATATCTATCTATTTATATTAAATCTATAATCTTGCGCTATACCATATAAACCGATAGAGCCAGCTGTATCATCATATAGCTCAGTTTGGTCTTGGTAAAATATCTTATCAACTACTACTCCGTTATAAGTGCCACTAGTATAATCAAAAGCAGTTCTAACTAATCCAGCTAAAGTAATCATATCAGCGTAATTATTGTCATAAATACTAATTTGTACTCTAACATAATCGTAAGTGCTTACTCCGTTCTTTGTATTGTTCGGCTCATCTGCAAACATTTGGTAAGTAACATAAGGAAGCTTTACGTTTTTTGGAAAATTATATCTACTTGGAAAGATTCTAGTATTAGAATCAGTAGACAATAAATTACTTATAGTTGCATTATTGCTTAAGATATTATATATAACTTTTCCTATTTCCATTATTTCTTAAATCGTTTTTCAATCAATGCTTTTAATTGATTAGTTACGTCATTTAATGCTTGTGATCCTTTACTTCTTGCAGCTTGGTCTAACATTCTTAATCCTGGAATACCTTTAAAACCATACTCTAAAAAGTAAAAATAGAAACCAGTCTTATTTTCATTAGCAAAAGCTCCTTTTACTCTTGGACCTATAAAAACACTAGGAGCTACTCCTCTTCTGTTTTTTCCATTTATAATAGATAATGACTTTCTTAATTGTCCACTATCTTTAGGTACTAAATTTTTTAATTCTGATAAGATAGGCTTTGCTGCTTTTCTCATTGCTTGCCTTAAAAGAGTTTTGTTTTTAGAATCAGACATATTTAAAGACTCTAAATTTCTAGCTATTTCGGCAAGCTCTTTCTTATCTATTGTTAGTCCTACATTCATTACTCAACTTCTATTTTATAAGATTCTAAAACCTTAAGCCATTCGTCTTTATCTATATACATCTCTATCTTAGTTTCTTTTGTTGATAGAACTTGCATAGGAGATACTATACCATAGGTTTTTACATTGTTATCCTCATCGAATATAATCCAATAAGTATCTACTTCAGGGTTTTTTATTTTATCTATATCTTTCATTATGCAGTACCTCCGTCTGTTATAGTCCATCCCTTACTTACTAAAGTAGCTCTAGCTGTTGCTGCATCACTTCCAGCAGTATATTGAGAAGTTCCAAAGTTTATACTTACTCCAGTTTTAACATTTTGACTAGCCCAACTTATAAGTAAAGAATTATAGTTAGTAGTAGATAATCCAGAACCATTAGCAAAAAATAAAGACTGAGGACCAGTTAAAGATGTAACATTCCAAGCAGCTAATGATTTATTAAAAGCAGTAGCCTCAAAAAACATACCAGCAGCTGCAATTACATTGGATATATTCCACATAGATATATCTTGATTAAATGCAGTATTTGAAGCAAACATACTTAATAAAGCAGTTGCTGACGAAACATCCCAACTAGATAACGTTTTATTAAAAGGAGAAGTTTTAAAAATACCCTCAAGAGAAATTGCTTTACTAACATTCCAGTTGTTACAATCTTGATTAAATTGAGAGCCATTAAAGAAATTATCAAATGTAGTAATGTTACTTACATCCCAATTATTAACAACCCCGTTAAAGTTTGTATCTTTAAAAGTGTTACTAGCATTAGTTAATGAGAATTGTAAATTATCAGTAGCACTAGAAGTTAAGTTAGTACAACCATTAAAAGCAGCAGAATCTTGTATAATTAAAGGTCCATAAGACTTAATGTCTAAAATCTTTAAGGTATCAGTTCTTCCTACGTTCCAAAAACTATCAGAAATAGAGGTTATTATACCACTAAAAACTCCTTTAATTTTTATTGTATATGTGCCACCACTTGAATAAGTGTGTAATCCATTAGCATCATTATAAGTTTTAATTGTGTTTGTAGTACCATCTCCCCAATCAACTACAAAGTCATAAGTTCCACTAGCTCTAGTTGGTAAACCATATTGAGTAGCAGAAGAGCTTAAAATATTTACTGTGTTATTAGTGTTAATTGTATATTCAAAGAAAGTATTTATTGTGCTTAAATCTATTACATCGTTTTTCTCTAATGTTAATAGCATCGCATCTTTACGTCCTATCTCTGTAATGCTTTTTATAGAATAATTTATAGATCCATTACTAATAAAGTATTCAGGAGTAACTCCTATATTAGTTCTGTATCTTATTAAACATTCTATTTTTTGTTCATTGATTAAAGCGTCTGCATCAAAAGCAGTATTTCCACTTTTATAATTAAAGTTACCATAAATAGTAACTGATGATTTGCTAGTAACATCTCTCTCCCCGTATTCGTTCGTAGTGAATACTTGTTTAAAAAGCTTTAATTTTCTATCTAGCTTTCCAAATATCATAACTCTAAAAATCTGTAAGGAGTTAACATATACTCAACCATTAATGGTAATTCTGCTACTTGAGTACCTATTACGACATCTTGCCTTTGTTCGTAGTATCTTCCAACTATAATTAACATTGCTTGTTTTATAGCATCTTCTACATCGTCAGCAGTACCTCCAACCACAAACTCTATTTCTACTGCATTTGGTCTTTCGTAAGTATCAGGAAATGATCCGTTATTACTTTGGTAAATTCTACCAGGTTTAATTTTATCGTCTAAATCATATTCAGAAGTTGCTAAAGTTACTAAAGAATTACTAGCATCATAATACTTTATGTGTGTTACACTTTGCACTATTCCAACTTGTAAATCTATGTATGGAGGGAAAACATCAAAGTAAAGATTAAAAGTTTGAGTCATTAATCTTCTTCTTGTGAACTCCTCTACTTGATTTGTTGCTACTCCTATTAATGCAGTTATGTAAGCATTATCATCGTCATAATCAGAATCAACTCTTAAATGTTGTTTAGCTTCAGCTAAAGATATAGCAGTTCCAGTTGGAGCAGTTTTTAAAACTAGCTTTCCGTAATTAACGTAACTATCAAGATTTAAGTAATTGTATATCATTATAAAAAGTAAAAAAAGGAGAGAGCGATTAAACTCTCTCCAATTAAAAATTATGCATTATCAATTTTAACAAATGCAGTACTATTTTGAACAGCAGCACCATCTACAAGAGATGTAGCTATCATACGTCCAATCCCAGCGGCTGCATTGGTATATGGGTCAAATAATAAATCTATTCCTCCAAATTGAGCAATATGCACTTTAGAATAATCTCCTAGCATATAGTTTGTACCAGTTCCAGCAGAATTACCTACATTAGAAGAAGCAAAAGCAAAGTAAGATAAAAATTCTTTTGTTGCATTATCATAAGCTGGAGATACAGATGCAACTTGAGCTAAACTTTTAGCTTCAGT